TGGATAATCTTTTAGTAAGAGAGTTCCATAATCATCTTTTGTAACTGCACGATTTTGAGCAGTATAAAATCTTGGTGCCAAAAACTTAATTCTATCAATTGTATCTCGTTGTGCTCCACCTGCAGCCGCGGAAATTGAATTCACAACAACATTTGAAAAAGAACCTAATGAAGAAATAAAAGTAAATGAATTTGCTTTATTTGACGCTTGGCCATCAGAGGAAAGATACTTTAGATTAACTATATTATCATCTGATAAATTTTTTCCTATAATTCCATCACCAAAATATATGTTATAATTATCTTCATCCGTTTCTTCCAAGAAATATACTTTTGAATTTGAATCAAGTGTAGTTACATCATCTGCAAGAATAAATGTATTTTTTGTGGAATCAACTGAAGAATTTGTAATAGAGACAATCAAAGTTGAAGTATCAATGTTTGCATCAGGTATTAAAAATCTTCTTTTTGTATTTGTTGCATCAACAACAACATTATATGTTATTGTTTCACCCTGTGTAATCAAAACATTTGAAAAAGTATATGTATTTGATGTTACATTTTTTGATGCTGAATATGAATCTAAATTCACGAAAGTATAGTTTACACCGTCAATTTGTTGTGATTGAAATTTACTGTGTGCCGGAAGGGTAATTGTTGATAGCCCACTTGTTGGATCAGTATCCGCTACAACAATATCAATAGATGCAGTTGCACCTTTTGTCGATGTGGGAACATAATTTAAATGCTTTGCATGAGATGCAACTGAGTTTCTTAATGTGGCACTATCTAAAAACATCTCATTTCCTATCATATTTAAATAATAGGCCATGTAATGAGTATTATATGATAAAACATCCAATAATATGTTTAATCCAGAACCCTCAAAGTCATATTCCGTAAATTGATTTTGGCTTCTTAGATACTCTCTTAAATTTATTTTAATTGTATCAAAATCAAGTTCTGCTATTCTTAGAACTGTATTTGAGGTTGTCATATTATCTTACTCTTTCCAGGAACAAAGTTATTACTGTTGGTGCCGTATTATTTACAATAAAAAATTGTATTGATACTTCAAATTTATTCTCATCTTCTCTTGCTTGTACAACTACTTCTTTTAAAGTTACTCTTGGTTCAAAATTCTTTATTACATCTTGTATCGCACGTTTTATATTTTGTGTGGCTAAAGGTCCATAATTTTCAAATAATTGTTGTCTAACCGAAGAACCAATTTCGGGATGAAATGGTTTTTCATAGTTTGCTAAAAAAACTAGATTTCTAACTGAACGAATTATTGCTTGATCACCTACACGAAAAGCAACATCCTTCGTTGAGGGATTTCTAGTAAAATTTAGATCTAAATCTCTAATAGTTCTTTTTATTGTGGCCATATTTTATTTATCTAAGAAAACCAAGAAGTTTTTGTTGTCCTATTTGAGTATCAAGCAAAACTTTACCACATGGATTATCATATATGCTTTCAATTAGAGAAGATAATGCCGCCTGTGTTAATCTTTCAAGTGCTTGCGAAAAAAAGTTATTATCCGAATCTATAATATTTTGTATTAAACTTGTAATTTCATTAATCCTAGAAACAATCTCATTAACATCCGCAAGACAGTTATTAATTTGAGCTATAAATCCTGCTATTTCACTTGCATGACCGTTTAATAACGAACTTGAAAATAAACCAGTCATACTATTTAAAAAACTAAAACAATTTGATACACCATCAACAGCGTTAGAAAGATTTTCTAAAGAACGACCTACGGATAAGATTCTATCAAGACCTGGAGTTGAATTTGTGCCTTGTGGTATTAGACCTGACAAAATTTGTGTGTGCGTGCTGAATAATGCAAGTTGTTCAGACAAACCACCCACACCACCAGTTCCTACCGCATTTAATATGCTTGTTTTTTCACCGGCGCTCAAACATGCACTATTAGTAACAACACTATAAATTGACGTTAAATTACCATCAAGACTTGTTATTGCATCCCCTACAGGGTTTTGAAATATTGCACTTCGACCTTCATTTACAAAAGTTTCAAAGATACTTTTTTGTGTGGGGGAAGCAATTGTTCCTGCAGGAATACCGCTAGGAAATGCTAAAGATTCCGGTATTGATACCGGTGAAGTTGGACTTGCAATTGGATTTACAGCTGTCATGATTTTTTCCTTTAATTAACCTCCGGCAAAAACTGTTGATGAACCAGTAAGAACCATTGAACCGCACTCTATCATGTCGCCAATTCTACCACAGCCAAGGCCATTTATAAAAACTGTGGTTGATCCAACAGCCAAAACACTATCATGAGATCCTTGATCGGGACAAGAATGTGTTGCCCAATGATCAGTTTGTCTATGAATACCACGACCTTCTACAAATACATTCAAACTTGACGTATCGTTTACTCTGGGCGGAAAACAATCATGACCTGTGCATAGGTCAGATAATAAAGTTACTCCTGGCATTTTATTCTCTCGTTAACAATAAAAATTTTTCTATTTGCTTTTCTATAATTTCTTTACGATTTGGCCACTTGATATAAATCTTCTCTGGATTTTTTGCTAAATTCTGTAAAAGAGGTAATATCATATCTTCAACTTTTTTCAGACGATCTCGTATTTCAAGTTCAACAAGACGTTTATGTTCATCAACATCAACTTTAGATATTAAACTATCTAGTTTTTCCTCTAGTTTTTTTACATCATCAGTTGCCGCCGGAACAACAGGCGTTGGTGATATTGTCAATGACTTTATATATTCTTCTTCGTCTACCGCGCTAAATCCAAAATCGTTTTCTGACATTTATTTTACTCCAATTTTTTTATATTACTATTGTGCATCTTATCCAGCAGGTCCGCGATTAGATGCTAATCTCCGTTGTTGCGCCTCTGCCAAAGATTTCGTTGGCTTTTGTGCAAACATTGAGAAATCTGGTCTAATTGAACCATCCCTTGAATCTGTTACAAAGGTAATTTTTTCCCAAGGTATTTCTGATTGTTTATAATAAGTCTCGCCATGACCCCTATATGTCAAATTCTTAGCTTCAGTATCTAAAGTTCTATTTTTTCCTTTTCGTTTGTAGCTAACATGCAACCAAGCTGATCTGAAATATTGATTTCCCGAACCTATTTCTGGGACTTCATAGATCAACTGATCATACTTTAGATTATTTTTGATCCATAAAACAACTTCAAGTAAGAATTTTCTATCCGTACCACCCTTAAAAGATAGATCCGCAGCTTCTCCTGTTCCGTGTTGACCCTGAATTTCACCCAATCTCCAACCACTATTGATTCTAAAAGTACCAAATTGAGTTTTAAGAGGTTCAAAAACATTTTCAGCAAGTGCTTGCAAGTTACATGCAATTTCAGACTCTTTAAATCCTTTCTGAGCACGAATTCTATAAGTTGCATTAGGAACTATAGTAATATCGCGCAATTTAAAATTAGCTGATAAGTTTTTACTATAGTCTGCTTCAGTTAGAGGATCTGAAAAATCACCGCACGTTACTGGAGGTGAATCTGGCACATTAGCTGCTGGTTCTGGTTCTGGACCAGCAGGAACATCAGGTTTACCGTTATCATAAAATCCGGGAACTGTGCCCACATAATTTGGACTAACGTTCATTGTAATACCTGCGAATTGAAAAGAACCAGTTCCACCCAATACTTGTCTTTTTTGTACGACGGCATCTTCAGGACTATGTAATTGTTCTTTATATGTTGGTACATCGCCAGGAGGATTTAGATCTATTCTTGGTGCAACAAATTTCATATTTCCTGTAGAAACAACTTCATATGTACCTTGTACAGAAGTTTTCATATTTCCACCGACTTTTAAATCAGCATTACCACGAACAAATATAGCAGCTTTACCATTGATAGTAATATTACAATCACCCATAATGTATAGACTATCATCTGACATCACTATTTCATATTTGCTTCTAACGACTTTTGAAACTCGACTTCCATCAGGAAACATTTCATCAAAGGTCCCCGATCTGTGTGCAAGATGTACACGTTCAGAACCAGGCGTATCATCAAATTCCATAACATGTCCCGATTCTGTTTCATAAACATGATTATACGGATATTGTGCATTATACTTTGTTGTAGGTTCGCTCCAATTACCTTCAGTTGCCGTTAAAACATTCTTTACTGTTGTTTGTCTTCTTTCACCAATTATAGTGTTTTCTATATTTTCATTTCTAGCTAATGGACTTATTGTCGGCTCGTTTGATACATTTGGAAATCTTGATTGATCAAAATCTAAATATGTTACACCAGATCCATCTTCGGTATATGTTTTTTTACCCGTAAGTTTTGGTGCTTGACTTAAAGCAAATGAATTTCTTGGATCCGAAAATCCCTTATCTATTCTTGGCGTTCCATCAGGTATACCCGGTACAAC